ATGGATGAAACTGGAGGAGCAGAAGTTACTTTTGATCCTACAACTAGTACAGACAGAAACACAGATGGTCACTTTGCAAATTTAGCAGAGGGTATGTCTGATGGTGAGTTAGAATCTTTAGGTTCAACTCTTTTTGATCAATACACAGAGTACAAAGAATCAAGAGCAGATTGGGAACAATCTTATAGAGAAGGTTTAGAATTATTAGGTTTTAAATACGAGAGAAGAACAGAACCCTTCAAAGGTGCATCAGGTGTTAATCACCCTGTACTAGCTGAAGCGGTTACACAATTTCAAGCAACAGCTTATAAAGAATTATTACCAAGTGATGGTCCAGTAAGAACACAAATTTTAGGTGCTATCAATGTTGAAAAAGAAGAACAATCTAAACGTGTTAAAAATTTTATGAATTATCAACTTATGGATAAGATGAAAGAATATGAACCAGAGTTTGATCAAATGCTTTTCTATCTACCCCTGTCCGGTTCTACTTTTAAGAAAGTTTATTATGACGATCTTTTAGGTAGAGCCGTATCTAAATTTGTACCGGCAGAAGATTTAATTGTACCTTATTCAGCAACATCATTAGATGACACAGATGCTATTGTACATGTCATTAAAATTTCTGCTAATGAATTAAGAAAACAACAAGTTGCAGGTTTTTATAGAGACGTAGAATTAGGAGAACCTCCTGTAACATCAAATGAATTATCAGATAAAAAATTAGAACTAGAGGGTATTACAAAAGATGGTCAAGAAGATCAACATACACTTTTTGAAATGCATACTAATTTAGATTTAGAGGGTTATGAAGATGTTGATCAAGAAGGTGAAGAAACAGGAATTAAATTACCTTACATTGTAACGTTTGCAGAAAACAATCAAACTGTTTTATCAATTAGAAGAAATTATCAAGCAACAGATCCACTGAAAAAGAAAATAGATTACTTTGTACAATTTAAATTTTTACCTGGAACTGGTTTTTATGGTTTTGGTTTAATACATATGATTGGTGGTTTAACTAGAACTGCAACCGCTGCATTAAGACAATTATTAGATGCAGGTACATTAGCTAACTTACCAGCTGGTTTTAAAACTAGAGGATTAAGAATTAGAGATGATGCACAACCATTACAACCTGGAGAGTTTAGAGACGTAGATGCACCTGGTGGAAACATCAGAGATCAGTTTATGCAACTACCATTTAAAGGACCAGATCAAACATTACTTTCATTAATGGGTGTTGTAGTATCAGCTGGTCAGCGTTTCGCGTCCATCGCAGATGCACAAGTAGGCGATATGAATCAACAAGCTGCAGTGGGAACCACAGTAGCATTATTGGAGCGTGGTTCACGTGTAATGTCAGCAATTCACAAAAGATTATACGTTGGTCTAAAACAAGAATTTAAATTATTAGCAGAAGTTTTTAAAACTTATCTACCATCAGAATATCCATACGATGTTCCAGGTGCAGCAAGAAATGTAAAAGTAACAGACTTTGATGACAAGATAGATATTATTCCAGTTGCTGATCCAAACATTTTTTCTCAAACACAAAGAATTAGTTTAGCTCAAACACAATTACAATTAGCTCAAACCAATCCACAAATACACGATTTATATCAAGCATACAGATCTATGTATGATGCGATCGGTGTTAAAAATGTAAATGCAATTTTACCACCACCAACACAACCAACACCTTTAGATCCTTCACTTGAAGAAATTGCTGCAATGGGTATGAAACCTTTTCAAGCTTTTCCAGGTCAAGATCACAAAGCACATATTGATGCACACTTAAATTTTATGCAATCTAACATGGTACAAAATTCACCATCTGTTATGGCTGCATTACAGAAAAATATATTAGAGAGAATTAGTTTAATGGCTCAAGAACAGATACAATTAGAATTTTCTAAAGAATTAATGCAAGCACAACAAATGCAACAGATGTTACAACAAAATCCGCAGAACCCACAGTTGATTGCGCAAGCTCAAGCACTAACAAATAAGATCAATGCAAGAAAAGCACAGTTGATTGCTGAAATGACTAAAGAATATATGGATGAAGAACAAAAAATTATGGGTGAGTTTAGTGGTGATCCATTAATTAAGTTAAAAGCAAGAGAAGTTGACTTAAGAGCTAAAGAAAATGAGCGAAAATCTAAAGATGATCAAGAGAGACTTGATTTAGACACTGCAAAAGCATTAATGAATCAAGAAAATCAAGAAGATAAGCTTGTTCAAAACGAAAAACTAGCAAAATTAAGAGCAGGTGTGTCATTAGCTAAACAAGGCATGTCAGACAAGAGTAAAATTCACGATTTTGGTAGAAATTTCGGAAAAAAATAGATATAATTAATACAAGGAGATAAATATGAGTAAAGATTGGCAAAGAGGTTCAACATTCATGAACAAAGACGTTAAGATCGAAAAAGAACTTGGCGTTGGCAAAGATGGTTACCAAACAGGCGGTGTTACTATCGAAGCTACTGATCCATCAACATCACAAGTTGTAGATGTTAAAGGAACAAGAAGAATGAGAGCCGATAAGAAACCAGTAAAAGCTACTTGGTACTAATATGTGGTTCTCGGCAATTAAATTAGCCGTTTCTGCAGGTAGTAAAATTTATGCTAATAAGCAGAAGACGAAGATAGCTATGTCAGATGCACAGCTTATGCATGCATCTCGTATGGCTGAAGGAAAAGAAGCTTACCAAGGTAAATTACTTGAGGCTAGGCAATCTGATTGGAAGGACGAGGCAGTTTTAATAATTTTAAGTTTGCCCATCGCAATTTTAGCTTGGGCAGTGGTATCGGATGATCCGACTGCAATGGATAAAGTAAAACTTTTCTTCGAGATGTTTTCTGAACTTCCAAAATGGTTTACAAATTTATGGATACTTGTAGTAGCAAGTATTTATGGTATAAAGGGAACACAGATATTTAAAGGAGCAAAAAAATAATGGCAAATAATAGATTTAATAAACAAGTATCACCAAAAGGATATGCAGAGGGTGGTAAAGTAAAAAAACCTTTTAAAATATCGCCTAGTTTAATGGAACACGCTACAAGATTAACTAGAAAAAAATTAGGAAAAAATGCAACTTCAAAACAAATAGTTGAAGGAACTGCAAAACAAATTAAAAAAATAAAAAAAGGATTAAAATAATGGCTAATAGAAGATATAACACACAAGTTGCTCAACCAAGAGGAGCAGATAGAGTAAAAAAAGCTGTTGGTGGTATTGCAAAAAAAACTACGAAACCAATTACACGACAAAGAAGATCAGATGGTCGAGTTGGTGATTTAAAAAAGTTTAAACTACCTAAAGACATTATGATAGTGATTGAGGATAACAAGCTTAAAACAAGAGAGAAAAAAGCTGGCGGTGGCATGGGCGGCAGATCTGGAGAAATGATGTATTCACGTGGACAAGGTGTAAACATGAGATCTAAAAGAGTACCTACTGAACTTATGGACAGAGGCGCAATGAAAAAAGGTGGTAAAGTTTTAAAACCTGTACCAGCTGGTAAAAAAGGTTTATCTAAATTACCAACTAATGTCAGAAATAAAATGGGCTTTATGAAAAAAGGCGGCAAAGTTAAAAAATTTGGTGGTGGTGGCGGAGTAAGAGGGTCAAGTAAAGGTTCCGACATTTATAGTAGAATAAAACAAGCGGATATACTTAAAAAAATAAGAAAAAATTTTAAAGGTAAAAAGAAATAGATTAATGAGAGCAATCAAAAAAGTTAAACCAACATTAGGTTTAAAAAAAACTCAAGAATATAAAAAAAAACTAAAAATTAAAAAGTTGAGAAAAAAATAATGGCTGGACCAGGTTTATACGCAAACATACACGCTAAAAGAAAACGTGGTGGTAAGATGCGAAAAAAAGGTGCAAAGGGTGCACCGACTGCAGCTAATTTTAAAAGAGCAAAACAAACAGCAAGATCATAATGGCTAAACTTTGTCCAAAAGGTAAAGCTGCGGCGAAGAGAAAATTTGATGTTTATCCTTCGGCATATGCAAACATGTATGCATCTAAAGTTTGTAAAGGAAAAGTAAAAGCTAAAGATGGTGGCTTCATCGCTAGAGGTTGTGGCAAAGTAATGTCCGACAAGCGTAAAAAAACTAGAATGGTCTAATGGGCGATTTAAAAAAATGGGTAGATCAAAAATGGGTAGATATTGGAGCTCCAAAGAAGGATGGCAAGTATCAACCTTGTGGAAGAAAATCTGCCAAAGGTTCAAAAAGAAAATACCCGAAATGCGTACCACTTGCAAAAGCCACACGGATGACAAAAGGTCAAAAGGCATCTGCTGTCAGCAGAAAAAGAGCAGCGGGTAATCCAGGAGGAAAACCAACTAATGTTAAAACATTTGCTAAAGATGGTGGTATGATAGGTCAAGCACAAAGAGATTATAGAGGAAGTTATATTGAAGGTGATTTAGGTGGAGTAAAAGTTTCAAATCCAAGTTTAAAAAAATATTATAAAGGAATGTTGTAATGAATAATAACAAGAAAAATAAAGTAAAAAAAGTAATTAAAGGTTTAAAGAAAGCTTCTAAATTACACGCAGGACAAGCTAAAATTTTAAAAAAAGTAATCAACCGAAAAAAATAATATGAGAAAACAGGATAATATGCCTGCAAGAAATAAAAAGAATTTCAGACCTACAAAGTCTGGAGCAGGAATGACTCGAGCCGGTGTCAATGCCTACAAGAGAGCAAATCCCGGTTCTAAACTAAAAACAGCCGTGACTGGTAAAGTGAAAAAAGGGTCAAAAGCTGCAAACCGACGTAAGTCGTACTGTGCAAGAAGCGCAGGTCAAATGAAGAAATTCCCAAATGCAGCGAAAGATCCTAATTCTAGACTACGTCAGGCTAGAAAAAGGTGGAAATGTTAATTGAAGCATTAGTAAAAAGATACGAAGCACAAATCGCAGAAGCAGAAGCAACATTAGAAATATATCTAGATCATTCAGTAGGTATTGGGGAACACCCACAGCACCTTGATGAGATGGATAAACTATTTGAAAAAATAGCAACTGCTAAAGAAAAATTAGAAATACTAGAACCCTATAAAGGAGAAGAATAATGGACGATCTATTAATAATTCAAAGATTAAAAAAAGCTATGAAGGATACGCTGGAGGACATATCAGCGGCGATGTTGTCAGGAAATGTTGACAGCATGGAAAAATACAAGTATATGTTAGGACAGGCACATGCCTACAGATTAATACTACAGGAAATCTCTAACCTGCTAAACCATAAGGAGCAAAAAGATGAGCAAGGAAACGTTATCGACATCGGAACCAAAAAAGACGGAAAGTCCGAAACACATTAATGCTTTAGAAGAAAAGTATAAAGAAGAAGCAAAACAAGAATCTCACGTAAAAAGATTAGATCAAGATAATATTAAAGAAGTAGAAGACGAGTTACCAAACCCGGTCGGATACAGAATTTTAGTTTTACCTTTTACACCAAAAGAAAAAACTAAAGGCGGAATTTTATTCTCTCAAGAACAATTAGACAAAGCTAGAATCGCAACCACTTGTGGTTACGTTATAAAAATGGGAGATTTAGCATACAAGGATAAGGATAAGTATAATGAACCTTGGTGCAAAAAAGGAGATTGGGTTATCTTTGCTCGCTATGCGGGTTCAAGATTACCAATTGAAGGCGGAGAAGTGCGACTACTAAACGATGATGAGATTTTGGGTACAATAAGTGATCCAGAATCGATTCTTCATTACATTTAACATAGGAAGGAACTATGCAGGAAGAAAACAAAAAAGCATCTGACGAATTAATTGACGTTGGCGAAACAACTGGCGCAGAAATTAATTTGGATGATAAAGGTGAACCGGAAAAAGTCGAAGCACCTCAAGAAGAACAAGTTGAAGTTGAACAGGTAGAACAACCTGTTGAAACTAAACCAGAAGAAAAAAAAGACGAGTTAAAAGAATATAGTGATGGAGTTCAAAAAAGAATTTCTAAACTTACTCGTAAAATGAGAGAAGCTGAAAGACAAAGAGAAGAAGCTGTAGTTTTTGCTGAATCAATAAAAAGAGATAAAGAAGCTTTAGAAACTAGATTTTCTAAACTTGATAAATCTTATGTTTCAGAGTTTGAAAGTAGAGTCACAACAAATATGACTGCTGCAAGACAAGCTTTAAAAACATCTATTGAAGCAGGAGATGTTGATGGTCAAGTGGCTGCACAGGAACAAATCGCAAGATTAAATGCTGATGCAATTAGACTATCTTCACTTAAAGCTATGGAAGAAGAAGAACCTAAAAAGGTTAATATCACACCTCAAAGACAAGCTTATCAACCAAACGTACGTCCACAAACTGATGAAAAAGCAGAAGATTGGGCAGCTGGTAATAGTTGGTTTGGTAACGATTCAGCTATGACTTATACGGCTTTTGATATCCATAAATCATTGGTAGAAAAAGAAGGGTATGATCCTAAATCTGACGAATACTATGCAGAAGTTGATAAAAGAATAAGACTTGAATTTCCGCAGAAATTTGATAAGATAGATGGTATAACTACAGAAAGAGCAAAACCTGCTCAAAATGTAGCTTCGGCCAAACGTTCAGCCCCAACAGGACGCAAGAAAACTGTGAAACTCTCGCCATCACAGGTAGCAATTGCTAAAAGATTAGGCGTGCCATTAGAAGATTATGCAAAACAACTAAAAATCACGGAAGGAATATAAGCATATGGAAAACGATAAAATAAAAACTTCACGTGCGAGTCAAACTAGAGAAAAAACTTCTCATAAAAAAGTATGGACTCCACCCTCATCACTTGATGCACCCCCTGCGCCAGACGGTTATAGGCATAGATGGATAAGAGCTGAAACATTAGGATACAATGATACAAAAAATGTAGCAGCATCATTAAGAGAAGGATATGAATTAGTTAGATCTGATGAATATCCGGATTCTGATTATCCAACGTCTAACGACGGTAAATACGCAGGAGTTATACAAGTGGGAGGCCTTTTGCTCGCAAGGATACCAGAAGAGATCGCGCTTCAAATTGAGGCTTATTACAATAAGCAAACTCAAGATAAAGAGGAAGCAATTAATAACGATCTTATGAAGGAAAAGCAATCAGGAATGAGTTTCAGCAGTGATTCTCAATCCCGTGTAACTTTTGGTGGTACAAAGAAAAGCTAATTATTTAGTAATTCCTACCCAACAAATTAATAATAACCCGTACCGGAAGCCTTTACAGGCAGGTACATAAAAAGGAAACAAATACTATGGCAAATGCAAGTACAACTGGATTTGGTTTAAGAGCTGTTATGACTGCTGGAAATACTCCGGCAACGTCAGGACAATCTGAATATCAAATTCAAAATGCACCTGGCGTAGCTTCAAACAAAGGTGATCCAATGTCGTTTAACGATGGTGGTGGAGCCGGTGCTGAAGCTGGTAAGGTACAGGATGCTTCTTTTACTACAACTGATGATGGAGGAAATGGCGGAACTGCGTGGACAACTGCGAACTCTGCTCTTCTTTTAGGTGTTTTCAACGGAGCTTTTTATATTGACTCTACTGGAAAACCTACATTCTCAAATAATGTAGTAGCTGGGCAAACAACATCAAAGGACTACAATACTGGTTCTGATGGTATAACCGCTTTTATAATCGATAATCCTAATCAGGAATACGTTGTAAAAGCTGATGCTGCTTTGGCGCAAACTCTTCTTGGAGTTAACCCAATGCAAAGCTTTAACACTAACAACTATACAGCAACAGATAACAAAGATGGTCAATCGATCACTACGTTAGATGTTGGTTCTGCGGCAACAACTTCAATGTTTACTGTCGTAAGAAACGCGAACGATCCCGAAAATAAAGACCAAAGTGCAGCTGGCTGTAATTTTGTCGTTATTCAGGCGAAAAATTCGTCGTTGTTTAACTAATAAGAATAGGAGTATATAACTATGGCAATATCAAGAGCACAACTAGTTAAAGAACTAGAGCCTGGTCTAAATGCACTATTTGGACTAGAGTACAAAAACTATGCTAACGAGCATGCAGAAATATTCGACACAGAAACATCTGACAGAGCTTTCGAAGAGGAAGTAATGTTAAGTGGTTTTGCGAATGCAGCTGTAAAACCTGAAGGTCAAGGCGTAACATTCGATGATGCGCAAGAAACTTTCACGGCTCGTTACACAAACGAAACAATTGCGTTAGCGTTTGCAATCACAGAAGAAGCTATCGAAGATAACTTGTATGACAGACTTGCGTCTAGATATACAAAAGCGTTAGCAAGATCTATGGCAAAC